CTATGGCTGATAATGCTACTTTAAACAAATTTGAATTTATAGGTATAGACGGTAATTTATATCGTCTTAAAGACTTTGCTAAATCTCCCGAATTTGGCGGTAAAGGCTCTGGATCTGGTACACGTGCGGAAGACGCTGCTTTAGCTGATCTAAAAGAAAAACTTCAGAAGATATTAGAATCTAAATCAGTACCTTTTATATACGTTACTATAGGCAAAAAAACAGAAAAAGTAATGTCTCTCGAGTCTACCAAGGGTACTCCTAAATCCGATTTTCATATGCTAGATCCAGAGCGTAACCAAGTATTTTGGATTTCCCATAAGAAGGGTAAGAATGCAAACGATTTCCAGCAATACGGCGGAATGTCTGAGATCAATACTGAGTTTGAAGTAAAGAAATTTGCAGAAGATGTCCGATCTACTCTAGAAGATCCTACTACCTTTCCTATGAAAACTGCCTACTATCGTCCTGTAACATCTAAGCCTGTTATAATGAAAACCTTATTCGGTAAAGACTATAAGCCTTCCAAAGCAGATTCTATTCAGAACATAGACGTTCTATTTCAAGGTACTATGAACTTTGTGCCTTCTGGGAATAAAGACGGTGTCCCTTCTTATAAAATGTCGTCTAATCACACTGTTCTTCATTCAGAAATACCAACTGGTGACTATGCACCATACTATTACGTGAGGCCTGAGCAAGCTAAAAATCAATTTAGAATTAAAAAAGCTAGATTCTTTATTGTTTCTAAGTTAACAGCAACTAAAAACAGGAATGCTAAACCGATATGATATCATTTGGAACTTATATAACCGAACAAAAGAATACCCACATGACTCACCTGGAAGATCAGGTTATATACGGTGGAGTAAAAGGAGCTCGTGATGCTATTCTAGCTCTTCGCTCTCTTCGTGATATGCTTGCTGGCAGTTCTACAAAGGCTGTAGACGTTACAGTTAAGTGGGATGGTGCACCTGCAGTATTCGCAGGGATTGATCCAAGTGACGGCCAATTCTTTGTTGCTAAGAAAGGTATCTTTAATAAGGATCCTATGGTTTATAAGAACCATGCTGAGATTGAAGCAGATACTTCTGGCGATCTACAAGCTAAGCTTAAGATTGCATTTACTGAAATGAGTAAGCTTGGTATAACAGGTGTGGTCCAGGGTGATGTTATGTTCTCTGGCTCAGATGTAAAAACTGAAACAATTGATGGTAAGAAGTACGTTACATTCCACCCGAACACTATTGCCTATGCGGTCGATGCTGACTCAGAAGAAGCTAAAAGAATTAAAAAAGCTAAGATTGGCATAGTATTTCATACGTCTTATTCAGGCGGTACATTTGAAACCATGACTGCTAGTTATGGCGTGGACGTATCTAAGTTTAACAAGGTGGATACTATCTGGGCACAAGATGCTGAATTACGGGATCTATCTGGTAATGCTACTCTTACTAAAGAGGATACTGCTGAGGTTACGACTGCTTTGTCCCAGGCTGGTAAGATCTTTCAAAAGATTGCTGGATCTACACTAAAAGAGATAGAAGCTAATCAGGAACTAGCTCGTATGATTGAAACTTATAACAATAGTTTCCTTCGCAACAAAACAGAGGTTACGAATACGGCTAAGCATGTTACTGGTCTTATCCAGTATGTAGAGACTAAGTTTCAAAAAGAAGCAGATAAGCGCTCCACCGACAAGGGTAAGTCAGCACAATATGCTAAGCGTGACGAGCTTCTTATGTTCTTTAACTCCAAGAATAAGGCTAATCTTAAATTAGTCTTTGATTTACAGAAAGCTATTGCTTCTGCAAAGCTAATTATTATAAATAAGCTTAACAAGTTAAATAGTATAAATACATTTGTTAAAACGAAAAATGGGTTTAAAGTAACCGGCCACGAAGGCTTTGTTGCTATAGACCGCATTGGAGGCGGAGCAGTTAAGCTAGTAGATAGATTAGAATTCTCTACTAATAACTTCGACCCTAATATTATAAAAGGCTGGGACTCACCGTCTCGGGGCTAATGGGAAATAAATATGTACTCTTTTAAAGACTACTTAGATGTAGATTATACTCAGCCTGACGACGAGCTTTTAGCGCTCAAAGCTAAAAGACGCAAGATCGATGACGCAACTGCCCCTATTAAGAAAATAGCTAAAAAACTCCTACCTAAACTTCGAATTGCAGACCGAGAAAAGAAAGCTGCAGCAAAAGCTGGCGGAGCAGATTAATGACAGGTTTTAAATCGTTCTCTGACTATCTAGTGGAAGAAACCAAAGAAGTAGTTTTTACATTTGGTCGTTTTAACCCTCCAACTGTTGGTCATGAAAAACTTATTGCTAAAGTAGCTTCTGTTGCTAAGGGTAATAACTACCGTGTCTATGCATCACAATCATCTGACCCTAAAAAGAATCCTCTTGACTACGCTACCAAGATTAAAGTTATGCGTAAGATGTTTCCTAAGCACGGGCGTAACATTATCTTAGATAAGAATGTTAAAAATGCTCTAGAGGTATTAGTTCAGCTATACGATCAAGGATTCACTAAAGTAACAATGGTAGTTGGATCTGATCGCGTTAATGAGTTTACTGCACTTACCAATAAGTACAACGGGCAAAAGCTACGTCATGGCTTCTATAACTTTGAAGATGGCGTTAACGTTGTATCAGCAGGCGAACGTGACCCAGATGCAGAAGGTGTTGAAGGCATGTCTGCTTCTAAGATGCGAGCTGCTGCAGCTGATAACGACTTTACTTCTTTCTCTAAAGGACTACCTACGTCCTTTAAAGGCGGAAAAGATCTCTTTAATTCTATTCGTAAAGGAATGGGTATTAATGAAGCTTCTGACTTTACCAAGCATATCCAACTAGAAACAGTATCTGAAGAACGTGAAGCTTACGTTCAGGGTGATTTATTTTCTGTTGGTGACATTGTCTCTATTAAAGAATCAGAAGAGGTTGGTGAGATAACTATGCTCGGTGCTAACTACGTTATTGTAGAAATGGCAGACGGCAAAAAGCTACGTAAATGGTTATCTTCTGTTGACCTTATTGAATCAGCTCCTACTGAAATAGACGAAGACTGGTTTACTACCCTGATTGGCAAATATACAAATGCTAAAGGCTATAAGGTAGCAGCAGAGATACTCCAAAAGATTATAGATCGTAAGAAAAAAGAAGGGCCTCTCCGCCACGACATTAACTGGTACGCAGCTAAGGTAGCTTATCAGGTTCGTGGTGTAGATGCTCGTACACTTGGAAAGATGGTTACTGAGAAGACTCGCAAGGTTATACAGGATCCCGATATTGAAGATAGAGGGGGATCACAGACTAAAAGATTCTTTACAGGATTAAAGAAATCTACCAAGGTTGATCGCGACAAAGAGTTCCAGAAGAGAAAAGACCTAGACGATGATGATCCAGCTGGCTATAAGCCAATACCTGGCGATGCTAAGTCTAAGACTAAGCCTTCACAACACACTAAAAAGTTTAAACAGATGTATGGTGAAGACCTATCCTTTGATGAGAGTAAAAGCTCTGTAGAGACTACTCTACACAAAAAGGCAGATCAATCTGGTATGCCATACAGTATTCTTAAGCAAGTATATAACCGCGGTTTAGCAGCTTGGAAGGTAGGACATAGACCAGGAGCAACTCCAGCACAATGGGGTATGGCTCGAGTTAACGCATTCGCAACCAAGGGTGAAAAGACCTGGGGTAAATACGATTCAGATCTAGCAGATAAGGTAAGGGCCAGCAAAAAATGAGCAAACTACTGAAAGACCTAATGGAAAAAAGAGCAGCTAAAGAGCAAGCTGACGAGCCAGCATCTCAAGATGAAGCTGGTATGGCAATGGACCAAGCTAAGTTCATTGGCTATGTTTCTAAAGAGATCATGGAGTATCTACAGGGTAACAACGAATTCCCTGAGTGGATGCAAAATAAGCTCACAGGCTTCCATGAAAAAGCAAAAGATATGCATGCTGTAATGGCTGGCAAATATGAGTCAGTTGAGGAATCTCTCCGTAAAGATATTGCTGCAATGTCTGCTAAGTTCCCTGAAGGCAGCAAAGTACGTATGAAGCACGACGGCAAAGTTGCTAAGGTCGTATCAGTAGGTAAAGACTTTGTTAAAGTTGCTGTAGGCAATAAGACAATGGATCATAAGCCTAGCGAATTAGAGAAGCTTAACGAAGCAAATTATCAAGTAAAAGCTGGTAAACATGCCATAGGTTCTGCAAGCTATGACGATAAAGAGATCGTTACTGTAACACCACAACAAGCAAAGAAACTTACTGCATACTTCCAAAAAAATAAAGACGGTGATATGTGGAAGAAGTTATTCCAAGGTGGTGGTCGTGGTGGCAAGGGTGCTGAAAATCAAAAAGACTTTGATTCAATGGTTGCTGGTTTAAAAGAATC